ATTTATGTTATCACTATATGCTGTTCTTAGAGCTTTGATTTTGCCCCGCAGAAAGATTGTTGTAGTAGGTGCTGCATTTAGACAGTCTAAGGTTATCTTTGAATATATGCAGACTATATGGCGTAATTCTCACCTTTTAAGAGATATATGTGATGGAGATAGTGGCCCAAGTATAACGCCGGACAGATGCGTTCTACGATTAAATGAGAGTACAATAACATGTTTACCACTAGGTGACGGTCAAAAGATTAGGGGCCAGAGAGCAAATGATATTCTTGCAGACGAATTTGCATCTATACCTAGAGAAATCTTTGAGAATGTTGTCGCCGGTTTCGCCGCCGTTAGTGCAGATCCAGTAGAAAATGTTAAAAAGTTAGCAGCTAAAAAGAAGGCTGAAGAACTTGGAATTAATCTTGAAAATGAAGATGAACACAAGGAAGATAAAAAGGACAACCAAATTATATTATCTGGTACTGCTTATTATGACTTTAACCATTTTGCAACCTACTGGAAGAAGTGGAAATCAATAATAAGAAGTCAAGGCGATAGGCAAAAGCTTAAAGAAATTTTTAACGGAAATGACCCTCCAGAGAATTTTGACTGGACACAATACTCCATTATCAGAATGCCATACGAACTTCTACCAAAAGGCTTTATGGATGCAGATCAAGTTGCACGTTCTAAGGCTACTGTTCACACTGGTATTTACCAAATGGAGTTTGGTGCTTGCTTTACTAGAGATTCACAAGGGTTCTTTAAAAGATCTTTAATAGAATCATGCGTTGTTTCTGATGGTAATACTATTAAGGATATTAACGGTAATGAAATAAGATTTGAAGCGTCTTTAATGGGAAATTCAGAACGTAAATATATCTTTGGTGTTGACCCAGCCTCAGAGGTAGACAATTTTAGCATTGTGGTTCTTGAAGTACATCCAGACCATAGAAGAATTGTTCACTGCTGGACAACTAATAGGTCACAGCATAAAGAGCTTGTTAAAAAGGGTTATTCTACTGAAACTGATTTTTATTCGTACTGCGCTAGAAAGATTAGAGACTTAATGAGGCTCTACCCATGCATACATATTGCTATTGATGCTCAGGGTGGCGGTGTTGCTGTTACTGAATCGCTACACGATAAAGATAAGATAAAAGATGGTGAATTGCCGTTATGGCCAGTTATAGATGACAATAAACCTAAAGATACAGACGGCGAACGCGGACTTCATATTATAGAGATGTGTCAGTTTGCTAAGTATGATTGGTTATCTGAAGCTAATCATGGTTTAAGAAAAGATTTTGAGGACAAGGTTTTAGTATTTCCATATTTTGATTCAATATCAATTGGATTGTCTAATTCAGAAGATGCTATAAAAAACAGAATGTTTGATACACTAGAAGATTGTGTTATAGAAATTGAAGAACTTAAAGATGAATTATCTATGATACAAATGACTCAAACATCCAACGGAAGAGACAGGTGGGATACGCCAGAAGTAGTTGTTGGAACTGGAAAGAAAAGTAAGATGCGTAAAGACCGCTATTCGTCATTATTAATGGCTAATATGGCTGCTAGAATTCTACAGAGAACACCGGAGCAAGCTGATTATAAGTTTTATGGAGGTTTTGCTACAGGTGGAGAGTTTAGAAGTAAGGACGAAAACCCAAATTATTATTCTGGACCAAGCTGGTTCACTGAGCAAATGAAAGATGTGTATTAATTTATATAGTCCAATTAACAATCCAATTAACAGGAAAATAATATGAGTGATAATATGATAACCTGGAATGATAATGATTCAACCAGTAAGACAAACGCATTTTCTCAATTCTCAGAAAGCATTGATGCTTATAGCGGTCTTACAAAGTCACAGGGTAGTACATATCGTCACTTCATTGATATTGAGCCAAACCGCTCAGTTCGTCCAGGTTTTAATCAAAGTGATTATTATTCATTTAGACCAAACGAGGCAGTACCATACCAACAAAGACGCATAATAAAAATGTGCATGGACGCATATGACAAAGTTGGCATTATTCGTAATATAATTGACTTAATGGGTGATTTCGGAAGTCAAGGTATCCAAATTGTTCACCAGAATAAAAGTGTTGAAAGATTTTATCAGCAGTGGTTCCGAAGTGTCAATGGAAAAGAAAGATCCGAAAGATTTCTCAATAATCTTTACAAGTGTGGTAATGTCATTGTTTATCGTAGTTACGCCAATGTGACGCCACAGCTTAGTCAATACATGAAATCTTTAGCTAAAGATATAAAGGTTGAAGTTCCTAATATAACACAAACTCAAATTCCTTGGAGATATAATTTCTTTAACCCGCTAGCTGTAAAAATGAAAGATGGAAACCTTTCATTATTTATGGGTTTAAACAATTATACTATCACAACAAATTCTTTTTTTGACAAGTTTACAAGTGGAGATATTCCCAGCCATGTATTAGAAACTTTGCCGCCATCAGTTAAAATAGCACTTAAAAACGGACAAAGGGATATACCACTTGAGGCAGAGAGACTTGGCGTTTTCTATTACAAGAAGGATGACTGGAGACAGTGGGCTAATCCCATGATTTATGCCATTCTTGATGATATTGTCATGCTTGAGAAAATGCGACTTGCCGATATGTCCGCATTAGATGGTGCTATTTCAAATATTAGATTGTGGACACTTGGTGATCTTGAACACAAAATTTTGCCTAATAAAGCCGCTATTAATAAACTTCGTGATATTTTAGCTAGTAACGTGGGCGGTGGAACGATGGAACTTGTTTGGGGTCCAGAGTTATCATTTAAAGAGTCAAGCAGTGAAGTCTACAAATTCCTCGGTTCCGAAAAATACACATCTGTTCTAAATAGTATTTATGCGGGTCTTGGTGTTCCACCAACTCTTACTGGAATGGCAACTAATGGTGGTGGATTTACAAATAACTTCATTTCCCTAAAGACATTAGTTGAAAGATTGCAGTACGGTAGGGATCAGCTAATACGCTTTTGGGAAAAGGAAATTGAGATTGTTAGAAAGTCTATGGGTTTTAGATACAAAGCACATATTCACTTTGATCAAATGACATTATCCGATGAGGCCGCTGAAAAGAATCTTCTTATTCAACTTGCTGATAGAGATATCATTAGTCATGAAACTCTTATTGAGAGATTTAAAGAAATTCCTCAGATTGAGAAGATTAGATTAAAGAGAGAAATAAAAGATCGCAATAATGATTCTTATCCAGATAAAGCAGGACCATTTCATAATGCTAATCATAAAAATGATCTTGAAAAAATTCAAAAACAGGGCGATATCAATATGAAGCTTAGAGATAAACAGCAAAAACAACAGAAAGATAATGGCCGTCCACCATTAAAACAAGACGAAGGCCCAAGAAAACAAAGAGTAGAACAACCAAGATCAAAACCAGGAGTCGCTAAATTATTTATATGGGCTGATAACGCATGGGGTCGCATTAGCACTACTATAAGCAATGCATATATTTCACGTTCTAATAAGAAGAATTTAAGACAACTAACAAAGGCAGACGTTCAAACTCTAGAATGTCTAAAGTTAGACGTTTTTACTAACTTAAAAGCTTATGAAGAAATTACTGATGAGATTATAATTAAGTCTCTATTTGAAAACAAGAAAACTCCCAAGTCATTCGCGGAAACACTAAAAGAAAGAAAGATAGATCTAGAAAACATGACCGTTGATTCATACAGGAACGGCATTGTTGGTCTTTATGTGGAGAAAAATTTACCTTAATTGAAGGTATTTTAGTATTTTGTGTATATTGTTTTTGAAAGGGAGATTATGAAAATTTTTCAACATGAAATACTAGATGGCGTTTCAGAGCTTGTGCAAGCAGAGAATGCTATTGCATACTGCTCTCCTGTTGTCATTTCCAATATCCCAAATGAATCATGCTCAAGTCAATTCATAGAAAAAATAAAAGCAGAAAGTGCTAATCCAAAGCAAATTGATTTGTACTATCTTAAATCAGTTCTTGTTTCAACTGGTTGGAATAAAAATGACGATGTTTTTGCACCAGCCGAAACTTGGAAGGCAAGAGCAACACCAGAAGATAAACAATTCAATTTTATGCACGATGAAAATGATATAATTGGTCATATCACGGGCTGTTACGCTGTAGATAGACAGGGTAACGCTATAGCTGAAAATACCGAAGAAGCCCCAGAAGAATTTGATATTATAACAGAAGCGGTTTTATACAATAGTTGGACTAATCCAGAAAACCGCGAACGTATGGGTAAAATAATCTCAGAAATAGAACAAGGAAAGTGGTTTGTATCTATGGAGTGTCTATTCTCTGGGTTTGATTACTCAGTAATAGACCAAGAAGGAAAAGCTAAAGTAGTAGCTAGAACAGAAGAGTCTTCTTTTCTAACTAAACACTTACGAGCTTATGGTGGTACAGGAGAGTACGAAGGCTATAAAATTGGTAGATCATTAAGAGATATATCTTTTTCTGGTAAGGGCTTGGTTTCAAGACCAGCAAATCCAAGAAGTGTTATCCTTGATGCTAGCAAAGCTTTCTCAGCAAATGATTCTCAAATTAATCAAATGGTTTCACAAGGAGATATTAATATGTCTGATAATAACGTTTTAGAGAAGCAGCTTGCCGATGTTCGCAACGAGCTAGCATCTGCTAAGGAAGAAAATAAGGCCATTCGTGCCCAGATTGAAGCTGCAAAAGACAAGGAGTATGCTGACACAATCGCTTCACTTGAAAGTGATTTAACAGCAAAGTCCGATGAGCTTGCATCTCTCAATGAAAAGCTAGTTGCAGTTGAAGAAACTGTAAAGAGTCTTGAAGAAACAATCGCTGCTAAGGATGCAGAAATGATGAAGAAGGAAGAAGAGATGAAGAAGATGAAGAAGATGCAGCGAGACAATATGCGTAAGGCTAGTCTTGTAGAAGCTGGTTTTGAGCCAGCCGAAGCTGAAGAATCACTAGCACTATATGACGCTGTAGAGGATGAAGCTTTTGATTCCATCGTAGCCATGTACAAGAAGAAGATGGCTAAAGATGAAAAGATGGAAGAAAAGGGAAAGATGGACAAAAAGTATGCTGAAGAAGATACCGAAACTTCAGAAGCTGAAGAAGAAGTATCAGAAGAACTTTTTGATGGCGTCCAGTCAACGGAAGCAACACTTGTTGATGCATCTGACGACACAGACGAGCTAGAAGCCACAAGAGCTAGTGTAGCCGAATGGCTAGAAAACAACGTACTTAATAAGTGATAAAAAGGAGATAAAATTATGGCTCTCAAATCAGATAGATATGAATTTCAGACTGACATCAGTTTCTTCTACAATAACGGAACTGCAACTCGTGGTGGTGTCGTGGTGCATGACACAACTGCCGGTTCAGGTGCTGCTATGGATCAGGGCGTAAACCTTGTGAAGTACGCTGCTGCTACATCAGCCAGTCGTCCAGTAGGTATTCTACTCAATGATGTAGTTAATAAGGATCTTACTCGTACACATCTTAATCAGCACAAGGATGAGGTACAGAAGGGTGGTAAGGTTACAGTTCTCCGTAAGGGGTATGTTGTAACAAATAACATCACTGGGGCACCAGCAGCAGGTGATCCAGCTTATGTTTGCCATGTAAATGCCGGTAATCTTCGTAAGGATTCACCCGGTAGCTCAGGTGTACTACAAGTTGGTCGTTTCCTATCTTCACAAGATGAAGACGGTTACGCAAAAGTAGAAGTCAACCTCCCCTGAAACTAGAATAAACATTAAAGGAGAATTTAACATGCCAGTAAATAATAGACCTAGTGATGAATTCGTCGCTCTCCTACGTAAGTCAGGGGATTCCGACATCAATGTAGCTCAGGCTGCACAGCGTGAGTTTGCTAAAGCTCTTGAACTCCCACTTCGTAAGGGCGTTCTAGTTGGCAACATTCTTGGTAACATTTTTGAAACCATTGATGTTGAACCCGGTGCCACAACTGAATATCCTCTTGATCTTATCTCTCCTGGCCTTGAAGGTGAGCATGTTGCTTACACAAATCCTGGTCACGGTAGAATTCCAGAGCGTTCAGTTGAAGGTGACTTTGTGATGATTCCAACATATAGCATCACATCATCAGTAGATTACCTTCTTCGCTATGCTCGTGAAGCAAGGTGGGACATCGTTGGTCGTGCTATGCAGGTCATGGAAGCCGGTTTCACAAAGAAGATGAATGACGACGGTTGGCATACACTTCTTGCCGCTGGCGTTGACCGTAACATCCTCGTTTTTGACGGTGATGCTACAGCAGGTCTTTTCAGCAAGAGACTCGTTTCTCTTATGCAGACCGTAATGCGTCGTAATAGTGGTGGTAATAGTGCTTCAGTTGGTCGTGGTCGTCTTACTGACCTCTACGTTTCACCAGAAGCTCTTGAAGATATCCGCAACTGGGGTCTTGATCAAGTTGACGATGTAACTCGTCGTGAGATCTACAACGCTCCAGAAAACGGTGCTCCAATCACCCGTATCTTTGGTGTAAATCTTCATGACCTTGATGAACTAGGTGAAGGTCAGGAATACCAGGACTTCTATACAAACGAGCTTTCAGGTAACGTTGAAACAAGTGACCTTGAACTCGTTGTTGGTCTTGATCAGTCAACAAGCGATAGCTTCGTAATGCCAATGAAACAGCAGCTTCAGGTGTTTGAAGACCCAACTCTTCATCGTCAGCAGCGAGCAGGTTACTATGGCTTTGCAGAGCTTGGCTTTGGCGTTCTAGACAATAGAAGAGTTATTCTTGGCTCATTCTAATTAGATTGTCAAACAAAATTAAGCCGCTCTCATTTAGTTGGGGGCGGCTTTTTTTGTGTATAATACAGTAGATGTATACATTCAGGACTCTTTTAGGAGAAAAATATGGCCGCTTTATCAGATTATTTAGAATCTGGTCTTCTTAGTCATTTGTTTAGAGACACAGCTTTTAGTAGACCAGACAATGTTGCAATAGCTCTTACTTCTAGTGTTCCAGGTGACTCTGATACTGGAGAGACAATACCAGAAATTCCTTCTGGTGTTTTACAGGGTGATAATTTTGTTTCAACTAATTATGCTAGAGTAGAACTTGGAGATCCAGCAGATAGTGGTGATGCTACTTGGAATTCTGTTGGCAGCGATGAATTAACAGTTTATCAAGTTTACAGCACAGAGGTAGATCATAGCGGATATTTTTATCCATTGTATTTATCAGAAGCTTCTGGTGAAGCAGCATCAAATTCTAATGTTGCTATAAATGTCACATTCTCAAATACATTTCCAGGTGTCAACTTTTATTCGCCCACGGAAACATACACGAGTGGCTCGCAGACTACTGGTGGTTATACAGACTATGAAGGTAATGGTTTTATAAAGAACAAGAATGATATTGTTTTTAATACAGCTTTAACCGATTGGGGATGGGTTTCTGGAGTTGCTATTGTTGACAATGCTATGCATGGCAGTGGAAATCTTTTAATGTATGCACAGTTACAAAATCCAAGATATGTATACATTGGAGATAGCATTAAGTTCAATAGTAATTCTTTAGAAATTAGTCTCAAATAGGGAAGCTGATAAATGATTATTAGTAAACAGCAGCTTGTAAGTAATATACTTACAGAGTTATCAGATAATTCTACCGGTCAAATATCTCCATATGATATTAGACATAATCTGTTAGATATAATTGATTCTGTACATATATTGCTTCAAGGAAAAGATCTAGATACTAATAATTTTGCTTCTTTAAATACCCGTGTAACAAAAGCCGGTAAAGAAACTCTAAAGAATTATTACGTAACTAATAGTATAAATGAAGATAATTCTGCTTTTGGATATTCTTCTCTAAGAAATAATTTTCAAGGTGTTAAAAATACTGCTCTTGGTTCAAGTGCTTTAAGTTGCAATGTTTACGGCGGTGACAATGTTGCCGTTGGTTATAAATCTGTTACATCAAATACAACGGGTTACGCAAATGTTGGCCTTGGTAATTACACTTTATCATCAAATAAGTTTGGTCATTACAATATAGCAATTGGCCATGCTGCCGGATACTATATAGATAGAAATGATAGCTACAAACTATACATCGCTTCTCATCCAGTTGGATCTGGTTATATTTGCGACAATCCTCTTGGATCTGGATTAACACCGCTTGTTTATGGCGATCTACAAAATTTAAAGTTTGGTATTGCTGTCAATAGTTTGCATAACGACGCTACACTTCAGGTTAGTGGGGCTATAGCTCCTTCTCAAGATGCAAAGTTTGATCTTGGCTCAAATTTATATCAGTTTAGCAAACTTTATTTATCTTCTGGAATATCTTTTCCAAGTGGTAATTTTGATTTCTCTTACGCACTGTCGGGTGTAGCCGTTAGTGAAGATATCATCCCCCTAGTTAATAATACTTATAACTTGGGAACGTTTGACAATAGATGGTCTGTTGGCTATTTTGATGAAGTTGTTTCAAACAAATATACAACTATTGAAACATGTGCCTATGAATGTAAAACTATACATTTAGCGTCAAGTGGTATTTGTGAAGTAGATTCACCGTGCGGCTATCTTTCAGATCAAGAATTAGAAGGTGCTGGTTTTCTGATTCAATCTAGCGGCGCAAACAATTCTTATCGTAGAAATTATTACTTCCAATTTAAACCGCAGAATGAAACACTTACATGTCTTGAAGATGACAATGTATACTCAAGATCATCTTGGAATACAAATATAAGTATACATATTAGCGGCGGGTGTCACTTACAAACAGATAGAGTTATTGGAAGTGGTAGTTTGTCTTTAGTTACTCAGCCAGACTGTCTTGGTTTATTTATTAAGGATGATAATAACGGTGAAAAGGTATATCTAACAAAAGAAGCCGGTGTTGATCACTCTTCTGCTGGTATCGGCAATGTTAATTTTCTTTATGGTTCTGCAAGTGATACTTCTGCTACTGGTGATTATATTGTAACTTATGGTGCTTATCAATCTGGAGTAAATCTTGTACAAAGATTCTTAACCAATACTAAAATAAATCAAATAGATAGTGAAACTGGACTATCAAAGTTAAATGGTTTTGAAATAAGGTGCTGGGATGATTCTAATATATCGTATACTGGCCCACTTTCAGATAGATTCACTATAAATTCATTTGATGCAACTTCAGAACCTGTACACAGCCTTGTAATGTTAAAGGGGGGTGATTCAGATGGTGTTGTTGGTGTTAATGATTTTGGCAATGTTAGTCATTTAATGCTTCCTAATACAACTTTCAACATTAGAAGCAATAGAGATTCTGTAATAAGATCCACTGCTGAAAGTGACGGGTATTACAAATCAGCTTTACAGTTACTTGGTCATGACAATTGCTTAAATAGCGGCATTGAGATTGCATACTACAACAATAGTGGAATTGCTGATATTAGTATGTATAAGGATTCTGGTCAAAATGTATCTATAAGAATAAATGAAAATGGAAGAATTGGTATATTTGCCGCAAGTGGACAAATGCAGGATATGTTAACTATCGGTGGGTCTGGATACGACAACGCCGTTGTTAGTATTAAAGAATCAGATGGTTTCGTTTATTCAACTGAAAGATACGGAAAGATTTTTACGAAAGAATATATCATAGGCGATGTTCAATCTTCAACATTGTATTTCTTGGATTCTAGTGGAAATTCTTTTAACTTAATAGAAAACAAGTATGACAGCACAGATGGATCATTATTCGTTGACGCTAATAGGAATACATTTGCTGGTATTGATAGTAATACAGATAGAACATGGTTAGATGACTTCGGAGCTTTTGATAATACAGCTTATGGTTACGCCGCACTTAGCGAAATAGCATCTGGCGATAAGAATACTGCATTTGGATCTTTTGCAGCACAGACATTGATAAGTGGTGTTTCAAATATAGCAATAGGCTACCAAGCAATGAGACTTTGTGGTTACGGTGTTTCAAATAATATCGTGATTGGAAATGACTCATTGGGTCAGAACATTCAAACAAATGATACGCTTCTCATAGGTAATGGTTCTTATCCATTATTAAGTGGTAATTTGTCTTCATCAAATAGGCAATTATTTATACCAAATGGAAAGCTTTCAGTAGAAAGTAATGATGCTACAGAAAGCCTAGTGTTAAGAAATAATGTAGTAGAAGTTGTTGATAATGGTGGAGATGATTATCCTCAAAACCAATTAAGTTTTAAGTTTACTGGCAATGAGACTGCTGACTTATTAATCCTTAAACATTCTGGCTTACCCTTAAACAATATTCCAATATATGAATTTGCAAATAGCGGTATACCATATGCTGAATTAAAGGGCGATTTAAGATTACAAAATGCAATACGGTTTAATGATGAAACTTCTTTGTATAGTGCTGGTTCAATAAATTTTGCTAGTGGTTTATCTATTCAAAATTCAAACCTATTGTCGTCTTTAATAATTGAAGGCATAGCACAGCAAAATGTAGGTATAGGAGATTTTGATATTCCAACAAGTGGTATTATTAGAACTAGAAATGGATCTAATGTATATGTCAGTAATAGAGATAAATTCTTACAAATAAATGTGAATGATTTTGTTATAGCTATTAAGATTGATCAAGAGTATAGACCGTTGTGGGTTAGTAGCGAATCTACAGCTTGTCAATGTTGTAACGCTTGAGGGTTGTAACATGGGAAGACCTCAAAGGTGTGCTAAAAGACCTAGCCCTCATATTTCATACACTCCTGCACAAATAGTGACAACTACTACTACGGCATCCCCACTAGATGACCCATCTAACTATATCATTATTCCAGACAGTGGAGTTTCTTGTCCACAAGATGAAGATCCGTGTCCATGCGGTAATACTTTTATACCACTTGGTAGTGGTTCTAATTACATAATAATTGAAAATGATTACGGCAGTTGGGGAACTTACGATAAGCCTACTTTAATAGCAACTATTAATTCCGCCACGACAGATAATTATTTTCACTCAGAAAATGTTTTTATTGATTCTGGACAAACATTTAGAACTATAGGCATAAAATTTCCAAATGAAGATTTATACATTAATAAGTTTAATCTCTTTGCAATATCCAATTTAAATCAATATGGGGATGGGTATGAAGACATTCCATTTGTCATAAACAATAGAATTAAAGTTTTATTAAGAATAAAAGAGACTAATGAAGTTATAGCAGTTAAATACATTGGGTCAAATGGATTTCAAAAATCTATTGTCAACATGATTCTTGATGAGTGTGATTTTATTAGAAATATCAATATATCAAATAAGACATTATTATTAGAAATAAGTAGCATCTGTGATTTTGAAACTCAAAAATGTTTACCAAACCTTCCAACAACCACAACTACTACCACCACCACTCCTCCTACTACTACTACTACTACTACTACTATTGAACCAACTACCACCACAACAACCACTACGACAACAACCACCACGACCGTAGAACCAACCACTACGACAACAACCACAACGGCAGCACCAACAACTACTACAACTGCCTCACCCACTACAACCACAACTACAACTACAACTACAACTACAACAACCATGCCAGAAATAACTACAACCCCACCTCCGACAACCCTTCCTCCCTTGTCTGAGTGATAATCTTAAATTAGTGTAAACATAATATAGATAAACCTACCACTGGATTGACAGGAAAGTAAATATGTTAGTATTGTCAGATAGAGTAAAACAATCTTCTATTACCAGTGGAAGTGGTACTATAACACTTGCTGATACTTTTGGTGGATTTCAACCATTTGCCAACGGTGTTGGTGATGGCAACACAACATATTACACAATTGAAAATAGATCTGATTATGAAATAGGCGTTGGCACTTATAATGGAGGAACACTTTCCAGAGATTTAATTCTTGATAGTAGCAATAATAATCAAAGGATTAACTTGGAAGGTGCTTCTACAGTATTTTGTACTTATCCAGCACAATACTCATTTTTTTTAAATGAAGAAGGTTATGCCTCTGGCCAAATGCCGCATTACAGTGGGATTGCATTTCCAGATGGTAGTATCCAAAGATCTTCTGCCGCAAACCTACTAAGCGGTCAAGAAAATTCAATAACATATTGGTCATCAGATACTGGACTTTCATTTACTGATGGTTTTTCTTGGGATGAAAATTCTAGCGAATTAATTATATCAAATAATCTAATTATTGGTAATGATATATCAATTTCTGGAGAATTGAACGCTAGAAATACTTGGTTTTATAGAAACGATTCTGGTTGCTTCTTTCATGCGTATGTTGATAATACGTATGATAATATGGTTGCGCTTCATTCAAATAATAGTACTAGCCCAACTTGGAAACTTGGCATAAAGCCGTATTCCACTAATTTCACAACTCCTCCAATTTATGGATGGGTTGAAGGTAAAAATGGTAGAGTATCATTAAATTCTGACTCAAGCACTAAACTTGTAATAGATTATACAAACGGTTTTTCTATAACGCATCAATCAAATGATATTATAATATCAACATCTGATGATGGAACAGTATTTAATAATATAAACCCAGCAACTGTAGCGGTAACAGTAAAAGGTGCAGCCGCTCAATCTGATAATCTTCAAGAATGGACCGACTATGCAGATTCTGTTGTTGCGAGTATTGATCCTAGTGGACAAATAAGTATTCCAAGCATAAAATTTCCAGATAACACAATACAAACAACAGCCTACAGATCAGACCAAGTTTACTACAAAACAATAACATCTTCTACATATTTGGATGTTTTAGATGAAGTTATCTTCGCAGATTGTTCTTCTTCTGAGATAGAAGTTGTTTTACCAACTGCTTCTGGTGTTGGTGGAAAAAAGATAGTTATAAAACGAAAAGCTGGAGGTCTTTACAATTTAACAATTTTACCATCTGGCTCAGAAGAGTTAGATAGCGGAAATACTTTTACAATGCCATACGATAATCAATCTATCACCGTTATATCAGATAATTCAAACTGGTTCATAATTTAAGTGTATAAAAAGTTAGATACCACAAAAACACCACTCAATAATGGAGATAAATAATGTCTTATAACCCTACTGAGAATTATCCTAATAGTGATTTAAGAAATCCATCTGGAATCGTATTCTTCGGTAAAAATCCATCAAAGCCAATGCTTGATTCAGCAAGTACATTTCTTGTTGATGAAGATAATTCACAACTTAAAGTTCCTAATATCTTACTAAGTGATGGCGATATTGGCGTAGCTGGAAATACTAACGCCATTAATATTGCTTCAAATCTTGTTACATTCGCTACGGGTGTTCAGATTGAGGGCGACCTAGTAGTTAACGGCACTACTGTTACAGTAAATACTGAAACCGTAACAATTGATGACAACATTCTTGTTCTAAATAATAATGCTACTGGGTCTGCCACTGAAGATGCTGGCATTGAAGTTGAAAGAGGTAGTGATAATAATGTTAGATTTATATGGGACGAAAGTAGTAACTACTGGTCAATATCTGACGATAACGGCGTTTCTTATGAATTAGCAACACGTTCTGGCGTACAAGAGTTTTTAAATAAGATAATTGACGGCGATAAGAATACGTTCTCAAATATTCCAATTACAGCACTAGATGCTTATGCTGTAACTGTAAATGCTGGAACTGGTTTAGATGGCGGTGGAACCGTTAACCTTGGAAACTCAATAACAATTAATCTCGGTGCTGGAAACGGTTTAACACCTTCTGATGATAGTGTATCCGTAACACCTGGAACTGGAATTGTTGTTAATAGTCAGGGTGTTCATGTTGGCAGTGGCGTTATAGCTCAACAGCCATTCTTAGCAGCTACTGACGTTCTTCCAAACAAAGACACGCTTTTAATTCTTGACTCTGGTGTTGGTCTAAAACAAATTACCGTTAATGATCTAATTGCCGGTGCTGATCTTTTAACTGAATTTAGTGTCAGTGGCGCTAATACAACAAGTGTTTCACTTCTAAGTGAGGGTGAAAGATTGGTTTTTGCTAGCGGAGTTGGTGCTAATGCTGGTGTTATTCCAGTTGTATCTAGTGATGGGGGCGGCAACCCAGTTGTAACATTAAATGTTGACGAAGGTTTAATTTACGGTAGACAAGAAGCTAACTTTAATGAAAATGACCTTCTTCTTTTCTATGACTCTGATGGTGCTGGACTTCGCACAGTAACACAGCAGCAACTTATTTCCGACCTTACTAGTTCAATTAGCGGAGTTACTGGTAGCGGTGAAAATCCAGGTATTATGAGTTTCTGGTCTTTATGGGACGGAAAATCTGGTGATGACCACGTTTCATTAGTGTACAACTTAACAACTCTAACTATGCAAGGTGTTAGTGGGGTTGATGTAGATGTTGCTGGTCCATATGATCAAGTAAAAATTGGACTTGAACCAACTAGTGTGTCAGCAGGTGCATACGGAAGTCCATCATCCGTTGCGTCATTTATAGTAGATGCTAATGGTAGATTGACATATGCAGCTAATAGTGGAATTCAAATTACATCTTCTCAAGTTACTAATTTTGCTTCAGACGCAGAAGCTGCAATATTCACAAGTGCCAACTTCTTAGACAGTTCAACGATAGACTTTACTACCTCGGGAGGCACAAGTGTTTCTGGAGATGTAAGATCTAATTCTATTGGTCCATTTCATTTAACTAATAGCGTTGCTGGTAGTGGTTTGATTGGTGGCAATAATGTACCACTACATATTAACTTTGATAATTCAACTTTAGAAGTTAGTTCTGACACTTTACGTGTTAAAGATGCTGGTATAGTAGAAAGTAAAATATCTAGAGCTATTCAAACCGCTTCTGTTTCTGTTACGGCAACTGGAGATATATTACTTTGTACTGGTGGTAGTGGAGGTATAACGGTAACATTGCCATCTATTACGGGTGTAAATATGCAAGGAAGAGTCATTACTGTTAAAAAGATTGATGACGCACCTGGGCAAGTTATTATAGATGGAAATGCAAGTGAAACAATTGATGGAGCTTTAACAAAAAGACTATATTATGAAAATGAGTCAATGACATTAGTTTGTCATACTGGAACAGGACCGGGATGGTACATTATTTAGTTTAGGATTAATATGGAAAATATAACTCTACAAACATCAGATAGCGGCCTAACAGCTAATGAAAAGTTGGGCCGTCTATCTTTTGCTGCTTCTAATGAAAGTAGCGGTTCTGATTCTATTCTTATTGCTGCCAGTATTTATGCTGTGGCAGAATCTGAATTCACAATATCCTCAAACGCAACTTCTATTGTGTTTGCAACGGCTTCTAGTGAAGAGGCTACTGATAAACTAAAGATTACCAGTGAAGGTCATTTCATGCCGTTCACGAGTGGTCAGTATGATCTAGGTAGTCCATCCCACCCATTCCGCAATTTATATCTTGCTAGTGGAATAGTTGGTACTGGAACTTTTGACAGTGTTGGTATTGGCACATCTTCGCCGTCATATACGCTTGACGTTGTTGGGACTGG